ACGACAACCCGGGCTTCACCGGGATTCTGATGGAGCCGAGCTTCGGGATGCTGCGGGACATCATCGTGCCCTTGGTGGATCAGCTGTGGGGCCAATGGGGTGTGTCTTACAACTACCGCAAATCACCAGAGCCTGAGTTCAATGTAGTGTGCCCCAATGGTGAAGTCTCGACGGTGCTACTTCGCTCGTTCGAGAATGTAGCGAGAATCCGAGGGATTAACGCTGCCTGGGCACTTGTAGACGAGATTGATACAGTCAAGCCTGATCTTGCAGAGCAGGCATTCAACCTGCTGATTGGCCGAATCAGGACGGGCCCACTGCCCCAGATCGCAGTCGCATCAACGCCTGAGGGCTTCGGTTTTTGTTACGACTTCTTCGTAGAGCGTGATGATGAGAGCAAGCGGCTGATCAAGGCGCGGACCACTGATAACCCCTACCTGCCCGAGAGCTACATCGAGGGCCTGCGCAGCCAGTATCCGCCCAACCTCCTGGCCGCTTACCTCAATGGCGAGTTCGTCAACCTTGCCAGAACCGTTGTCTTCAGCGAATACGACCGGATCCGGCATCAGACCCAGGTGATTAAGCCAGAGCCCGACGAGGCCGTCTATGTCGGGGCTGACTTCAACATCGGCCAGTGTCACCAGATCCACGGGGTTATCCGTCAGGAGCGCGGCCATAGCGTGATGCACGTCTTCAAGCAGACCGTCACCAAGACCACCTATGAGCTCGCCGACCTCCTGAGCCGGCTGTACCCCAACCAGGCGGTGGCCCGGAAGATCTACGTGGCCCCTGACGCGGCCGGCGGCGCAGCGCATTCGAGCAGCACCCAGACGGATCACCAGATCTTGCAGGCGAAGGGCTACCGGCTGATCAACGGCCGGAGCAACCCGGGCGTGTTCGACAGCTTGGCCCACACAAACTCATTGTTTCATCAAGATAGACTCAAAATCAATCACTCCATTTGCGGTAGCCTTGCCAACGCTTGCGAAAGATGGGCCCTTGACGACAAGGGGCAGCCTCTAAAAGGAGGCAGCAACGACTACAGCCACGAGGGTGATGCGCTCCGCTACCTCACCTATTTCGGAATGAATGGGTCACACAGGACTCTCACAGCAGGGCCTCGGACCTACTGACGCGCCTTGACGGGCGTGGTGAGGGCCCTCTCGACAGACCACTTTCGATCGAGCCGTTTCCAGATGGTTTGCGGCAGCAGGCCGACTTCCCGCGCCCACTGCGCAATGGTCTGAGTCCTGCCCTGATAGGTCAGCAGGCGATTGCTTCTCCTGTTGTTGGCTTGTTCTTCCCGTGTCGCCCAGCAGCAGTTGCCTGCTTCGTAGTGGCCCTTGTTGCTGATCCGGTCAATGGTGTGAGCGCTGCTGGGAGGGTGGCCGATGTCAGCCACCAATGCTTCCACGCTGGGGTAAAGGAATCGGATTCCTCTGCCGCCATAGTCAGGCCAGTTCGGTGTGTTGGGGTTCTGGCATCGGGCCTTGGCATTCATGTAGGCGGTGTACGCCTGAGTGCGCCTGAGGCCATGAGTAGTCAGCCTGGCCTTGGCTAGCTCGGCATTGAGGCAGCCACAGCTTTTCGAGTTTCCATTGCCTAGGTTGCATCCCAGGACGAAGCGTTCTTCCCCGCAATCGCAGCGGCATAGCCAGAGGGTTAGGCGCCCCTGTTTGCCGGCGTGTTCCAGGACGACAAGCCGGCCATAGCGCTGGCCGGTGCGGTCAATCAGTCTTCCCATGGGATCGGATCAATGAAAGGAAAAGCCCCCTTGCGGGGGCGGTGGGGCGGTGCCGGCCTCAGAGGCCATACTTCTCGGCGCACACAGGGCCGATCCCGGCGGCGATGCTTGCCGGATCACTCAGCTCCCGGCCGCAGCAGGAGCAGCTACCAGTCACCCGGCCATAGCGCACAGCGGCGCTCAGCGGGTCAGCAGCAGCGGAGCGCAGCACCTCGACCACATCAGCGGACAGGCGCCGGTCAGGGCCGGCAGGGGTGACCTTGCCCAGGTAGCGGGGCTGCCAGCCATAGTTGCCCTCTTCCACCTCGGTTTGGCTGGTCACCCACAGGGCGGCGCCATCGCGGGAGGGCTTGATGGTCACGCCATCGAAGCGGAGGCTCATGCGCTTGGCGCCTTTCGAGCGGGCAGCCTCGAAGCAGGCGAACAGGGGGGCGAACTCTTCGGAGGCAGCAGGAGCTGGTGCGGTGGCATCCACGGCCAGCTTGTGGGCCCAGGCCAGCTGGCGATCGGAGAGGGTGTCCCACTTGCGGGCCAGGTCGCGGGCGAAGCTGCTGGAGAGGGTGCGCAGGGTGGCCAGCACTTCCTGATCGCTCAGGTTGCTCTCAAAGGTGATCTCACCGGCGGCCTTGGTGGAAACGCAGAAGGTGGTCATGACTGAGGTTCGGGTTGCGGGTTGCAGGGCTTGGCCCTGTCTTCAAATACTACCACCTCTAGCTAGGGTGGTGCAATGGGTCAGTCCCGGTTGGTTTCGACCCACCATTCGGTGTCAGGGTCCAGGGCCTCGGCGACTTCCTCGGCGCTGGTCGGCATGGTCTCGAACCAATCCAGGTCGATCTCACAGCGGGCGCCAGTCACCGAGTAGGTGGCGCAATCCTGAGGATCCCAGGCGCCGACCTCAACGAAGCCATCGGCCACGATGGTCACCATGCCATCGGTGACAGTCCAGCTGGAGACCTGAGCCTTTTCAAGAACAACAAAAGCCATGGCAGGCGGTGCGGTTTGGGTTGCAGGGCTTCCCCTGTCCCACAATCATACACCCCTAGCTAGCGCGTCGCCACCCGGCTCGGGCGGGTCGCCCAGCGCCAGCAGCTCGGTGAACGTGAAGGCCACGTCGCCCGGCCCGCGCAGCGGCATCCCGGCATTCACTCGATCGCAGATCCCTTGGGCCGTGTCACCGCTCAGCGCCAGCACGCCCTCAGCCGTCACCGGCCCGGTGATCACCAGCAGGCCCTCCAGCAGGCCGATCACATCCTGATCCCCGTAGGACACGACCTCGCAGGTCACTTCCCGCTCGAACACTTCCTCGCCGCACAGGTCATCGTCGTGATACCAGATCGTCACCATCAGGCCATCCCACATGGCCACGTCGCTGCCCAGGTATTCGCAGTCGATCAGATCCTTGAGGGCATCGCGGCTCACCAGTGGCCCCGTTGCCTCCAGCAGCACCGGCCGGGCCAGGCTGTAGCTCTTCGGGCAGTGCCGCACCAAGGGTGAGTCGGCATCCGTCACCCGGGAGACCAGGACGGCATTCATGCTTCGTCAGGCCGGCAGACGGCCACGATCAGATCCTGGCTAGTCGGATCTTGCGTCAGGAACGGGCTGCCGGCGCCCCAGCGGCCACGGCAGACGAAGAAGGCTTGTCCGCTGGCCTTGGCCCTGCAGTTGCCGGCATCAGCCAGCTGCGAAATCTGATCCTTGAGTGCTTCGGTCATCGGGTTGTGGTTAGGGGGTGAATCGAGCACGGCTCGCCGGCTTCCAGGCGCTGCGCCGTGTAGAAGGCCTGCTCCCGGCTCATGCTTGGCCCGACCAGGCGGCCATCGCAGAAGACCTCCCAGCGGTTGCGGCCGGCCTGAGACGGTGACACCTTGATGCGAGCCATCATTGAGCTAGCTCCTGGCATCACCCTAGGGCTTGTTCCAGGTGCTCGATCAAGCTGCCGGCCTGCAACGCTGCGGCGAAGGTCAGCGCCCTCGGGCCAATCGGCCGCATCCCGCGCCACTCGTACACGCTGCAGCCGGGGCCTTCCTCGCTGGCGGGGTAGACCGCCTTCAGCAGCAGGCCATTGCCCATGCCATCAACCAGCAGCTCGCAATGGTTGTCGGCGACGGTGCGGCCCTTGTTAATCGGGCCCAGAGGCGGCCCGCAGGCAATCCGGTTCATGGTTGTGGGTTTGGGGTGTCGCCACCCTAGCTAGTGTTGGCAGCCGGTCAACGCAGTCGGCCCGGCGGGTCATCCAGCAGTCCATCCGCCAGCAGCTGTTTGATCCACTCCCGAATGCAACCCTCGGCGGCCTTCTCGCTGTTCAACACCTTCCGGGCCAGCCTGGCAATCTCCCTCTGCGCTTCCGCTCGACGCAAAGTGTCTGCCTCCATCGTCAGTGAAGTGCCGCCGCTCACTCGAAAGTCTGGCTGCGGTCAGAATGACTGCTACACGAAGTAGGGCGGGTAAGCCGTGACGCAATCGCCGCTGGGATCGGCCAACCTGACCGGTGATCCGTCCAGCGGTGGTAGCTCGCCCGTCTTCACGAAAGTCGGTGAGTATTCCGCCGAGCAGCTAGCCAAGCTGGAGCACCTGGCGCCCGTGTTCGATTGCGTGGCCCCGGAGCTGCGCCTGGCTGAAGCGGCGAAGCAGTACATCCCGAAAGAGCTCTACGAGTGCGACCCCAGCTACAAGAATCGCCTCTCTCGGGCCTTCACGTCCTGGAGCCCCTTCTACACTCACCTGCGCGACCTTGTAGTGGGCGCCGCGATCTCCAAGGAGATCCGCCTCGACACTGACGCCGAGCCTGAGTGGGCCGACTTCATCGAGAATTGCACCCTGGAAGGTGCCTCGATCAACAGCTTCACCAAGCTGATCCTGGCCAGTGCCGTTGATTGCGGCTGGGCCGGCATCCTCGTGGACTACCCGGACGTGGATCCCGACCTGTCCCTTGCCGATGAGCGCAAGATGGGCCTGAGGCCCTACTTCGTGCCGATCCGCTGCGATGAGGTGCTCGGGTATCGCTCCGAGGTTTCCAGCGAACAGGTTGGTGGCCGGGTGCGTTACGGCCAGCGGATCACGCAGCTCAGGATTCGTGACTGGATCGAAGAGCCGGACCCTGACGATGAGTTCGTGTCGGTGCGCCGGCCATCGGTGCGCGTCTATGACCAACCAGAAGCTGGCGGGCCCTGCCGTTATCGCCTGTTCGTCTCCCGCGACACCCGGAAGGGCCTGGAGCGCGGCCCCACCAGCAGTTACGTGCTGGACAAGGAAGGCTTCCTCAGCGTCCCCTTCATCCCGTTCGTGCCCGTCTATGGCGGCCATCAGGTTGGCTTCATGAAGGCCAGACCCCTCCTGTATGACATCGCCCGTCAGAACATCAGCCACTGGCAGCTCAGTGCCGACCTGGCCCATCAGATGCACCTGACGGCGTGCCCGAAGTTCGTGATCTCCGGGGTGGCCGGGCAGGTCGACGTTGAGATGGGGCCTGACCGCAACCTGATCTTCAGCGACCCTGGCGCCCGTGCCCAGTGGGTTGGCGCTCCGACCGATGGCCTGCAGTCGGTGATGAGCCGGATTGGGCAGATCGAGTCTCAAATGCAGTCCCTGGCTGTCGTGAGCATGTCGATGCAGCGCTCAGGCGTCGAGTCGGCAATGTCCAAGCTGCTGGAGCGTGCTCAGAGCGATAGCCAGCTGGCTGTGATCGTTTCCACCCTGGAAGACTCGCTGAACCGGGCGATGGAAATGGCAGCGGCCTACCGGGGCGTGGATGCGCCGAAGCTGATTGTCAGCAAGGACTTCAGCCCGCTGACGATCGAAGCGGCCCAGGTGACGGTCTATTCCAGCTTGGTGACCGCCGGCCTCCTGAGCCATCGCACCTTCCTGAATGTGATGCAGCAAGGCGAGGTGTTCGAGGGCGTCACAATCGACGGTCAGCCCTGGACGGTGGATGCCGAGCTAGAGCAGCTCGACGAGTACAAAGCCGTGACCCCCCTCGATCAGCTGGAGGTGGCGCAGGGGAACCGAGAGCAAGATCTGGAGGTGGCGCAGGCCAACCGTGAGCAGGATCAGGCCCAGCAGCAGGAGCAGCAAGCTCAGGCGGCGGCGGCCCCCGCTGACAAGGCGGCACCCTGATGGCGGCCGGCTTCGAGGCCACCTTGCTCAGATCGGCAATCAGCAATGCCGAGCTGGTCAACCGGCTGGGCGATCGTGCTGTAGCGGTCCTGGAAGATGCCGCCAAGGCGGTTGCCTCTCAGCTGCTCACCGCCCAGGGCCCGGCGACCGTCATGGCCCTGCAGGCGCAGCTGGCGAGCATCCGCGACACCTTCCGCGTCGCTGGCATCAAGACCTACGACCAGTTCGTTGATGACCTGGCCTATCAGCTGAGCACCTTCGAGGGTCGAAGCGAAGCCGTCATCCGCTCCTTGGTTGACGATGCTGCAGACGCTGGCAGTAAGGCGCTGGCCACCGGTGGCGCCGGGCCGGCGGCGGGCGTCGCGCTCGGCGGCGTTGGAGCCGGGACCACTCCGGCAGTGGTGCTGCAGACCGTGGCCACGATGGGCCCCCTGGAGCTCACCGTGCTGGCCAGTCAGCAGGAGCATTCCCTGTCCCGAGAGTTCGCCCGGGCGTTCTTGACCCCCACCAATGGGGTGATCAGCCAGGAGATCGAGGCCCAGGCCGCGAAGCTGTCGGATCTGTTCGAGAAGCGGGTTCGTTCTGCGGTGGTGACCGGCCAGACCAATCGGGATGTGGTGAAGCAGCTGATGGGTGAGGGGCGAGGCATCACCGGCGATGCAGCGATCCCCTTGCGCCATGCCCAGTCGCTGGTGCGCACCGGTGTTCAGCAGGTGGCCAATGCCACCAACTACGCCACGATCATGGCGAATGAGGTGGTGGAGAAGGTCGAGTTTGTGGCCACGCTGGATGGCCGAACCTCGGCGACCTGTCGGGCAATGTCCGGGCGGATTTTCGATAAAGACAAGGCGCCTAGGCCCCCCCTGCATTTTTCGTGCCGCAGTTTGTGTGCCCCTTACCTCCCCGGCGGCGATCAGGGCCACCGCAGCATGACGATGGGCGTTGTTCAGGATGACGGGTCGGTGAAGTACCTCCCGGCCTATGGCAATCGGGACGGGTTCACCGGTGCCCAGATGCGCCTGATCAAGCAGAACGATCAGGGCTATGCCGTCGACTACCGCGACTGGCTATCAGCTCAGCCAAAGGCAGTTCAGGTTGACATCCTCGGGGAGAAGCGGCAGGCCATCTTCCAGAAGACCGGCAGCCTTGTCCTGTCGTCTGCACCATCCGAGCAGAAGGCGATCATGGCCGCCGGCTACAAGGATGGCCGGCCCCTGCCGCGTCGTGTCCGACCCCCCAGAACAACCTAGCTACAGTCGGTAGGTAGCTATTCCTGTCAACCATGTCTGACGATCAAGCAGCGGCGGCGCCGCAAGACCTTGATGCGGAGACTCTGAAAGCCGAACTGGAGAAGGCGAACCGCAAAGCGGCCGCCGCCGAAGAATCGGTGCGCAAGCTGGAGCAGAAGCGCACTGAAGCTCTCGACGAGGCGAAGCGCCTCAAGCGGGTGGCCAAGCTGATCGAGGCCGCAGGCTTGGACCCCAACGATCCTGAATCGGAAGGGGCCTTGGCTGAGCGACTGATTGCCAAGCCTGTTGAACCTGCAATCGCGCCTGCTGCATCAGAACAGCCGGTGCCTCCTGCTACTTCGACAGAAGACATTGCCGCCCGTGACGAGATCAAGCGGATGCGCAAGCAGCTCGAAGCAATGGAAGCCAAGGCTAAAAAGGCTGAGGAAGAGGCTGAGGCTGCCAAGCAACGCACGGTCAACGATCGAATTGAGCGTGAGTTCACTGAAGCGCTGCGCCGGGCCGGCTGCCGCCGCCCTACCCACGTTTACAAGCTGAACAAGGACGAGCTGCGGCTGTCGGAAGACGGCACCGTGCTTTGCGGTCCTGAATGGGAGCCAAGGATGCTCACCGCCTTCATTGAAACCTTGAAGGAGGATGACGACTGGGCGATCTACTTCGAGGGCTCCGGCGCTACCGGATCTGGCGCTGGCGTTCGCTCTGGCTCTCAAGGCGGCGGCTTGGGTGG